CAGCTTTCGATACTAACAAGACGGTGAATATCTATGACAAAATTATGCCTGGTCGTAAAGTCCAAGTCTACTATTCAACTCTCCCAAATGACCTCACTAATAACACTGACGACTTTGCTACTGTTACAGGCTTACCAGAATCGTCAAGAGATGTTGTTACATTTGGAGCTGCATACAGGCTCTTGTCTTATCTCGACACAGGTCGAATTAACCTCAGTTCAGCAGAAGCAGATATAAACGACAACAAGTTACCGTCATCTGCCGGTGCTTCTGCATCTAAATATGTCTTTGCTCTTTATCAGCAACGCTTGATGGAAGAGTCAACTAAGCTCCAAGATCGTTTCCCAATCCGAGTTTCTTACACCCGATAAGGACAGCCAATGCAAGTTAGAAAATATAGTTCCATTTCGCAAGATACTACGCTTGCTGCTGGTGGTATCTCATCATCTGCTACCACAATGACAGTTGCTACTGGCACTGGTAATGCACTTATGGGTGGTATCACACTTACTACTGGAGACACCTTTCAGATAGCGATTGACCCAGATACTACATCTGAAGAACTTATATATATCACTGCACAGTCTAGTGACGTATTCACTATTCAACGTGCAGTGGCAGGAACCTCAGCAATCGTTCACGCAGCTGGTGCAACAGTGCGTCACGTATTGTCTAGTGATGACCTTAACTACTTTAACACTACAAGCCCTGCATCTTTATCAACTGCTAAGGGTGACATTGTTGTAGCATCAGGTGCACAAGCTGTAGACAATTTACCTGTTGGAACTAATGACTATGTTCTAACTGCAGACTCAACAGCAACTCTTGGTGTTAAGTGGGCTGCTGTTCCATCTAGCCTTCCAACACAAAGTGGAAACTCAGGTAAGTTTTTAACTACTGATGGATCTAGCGCTTCTTGGGGAACTGCTCTTACTACATTAAACATTACTTTTAATGCCCAGACAGGAACCACTTATACTCTAGTATCTGGAGATGTAAATAAGCTAGTTACATTATCTAACTCAAGTGCAATCGCAGTAACTATTCCTAATGGAATCTTCAGTACTGGTCAGCAAATCAACCTACAGCAAATTGGTTCTGGTCAGGTAACTATTCAATCAGACGGAACAACAGTTCTAACATCTACTGGCGCTACTTCTACAGCGCCTAAATTGAGAACTCAGTACTCAGCTTGCACAATTATCTGTACATCAAGCAATAACTTTACCGTAATCGGAGACTTGTCTTGAGTCCTATCCTTGGAATAATTGCTTCTAGCAATAAGTCTTTTGCCACCATTACTGGCGGAACTCTTACTTCTGATGCAACTTATTACTATCGTACCTTTACTGCCAATGGTTCACTTGGCATTAGTAATGCTGCTACTTCTATTGCATTTGATGTATTAGTTGTAGCAGGTGGCGGCGGTGGCGGTGGTTACAACGACGGTGGTACAGGAAACTCAGGTTGTAATGGTGGCGGCGGAGCCGGCGGTTATTTAACATCTACTGCATCTATAGGTAACGGAACCTACTCTGTTGTCATTGGTGCTGGTGGAAGTAAAACTGCAAACTCTTCTACAGCTTCTACTGCAGGTAGTAATTCAACTACATCAACCCCTTCGTTAACTGCGGTTGGTGGTGGACGTGCAGCTGATTCAATAAACACAACTCCAGGTAATGGTGGTTCTGGTGGTGCAGCACAAAATGGTTTCACATCTAGCTTTGGAACTGGAACATCTGGCCAAGGAAACAATGCAGGTAAGCCTTCAGTTTATGGAGCTGGTTCAGGTGGTGGCGCTGGAAGCGCAGGAACTGATGCACCTAGTGGCTCGTTTGCATTTGGTGGTGTAGGCGGAGATGGTATTAATTGGCAAAGCAGAGGAACTATCTATGCTACCGGCGGCGGTGGCGGTGGTGGTTACTATGGTGGTTCTGGGTATGGCGGTGGTGCTGGCGGTTCTAGCAACGCTAATAATAACTCAGGCGGAAAACAGAATACAAATGCTCAAACACCTACAGCAAATACAGGATCTGGTGGTGGTGGAGGCGGACTATACGGTTCGTCTGGTTCCAACGGTGCTTCAGGCGTTGTAATCTATCGCTATCTTCGTTCAGCAGTAGGAGGTTAATATGGCTCATTGGGCTGAAATTGATGAAAACAATATTGTTATTCGTGTAACCGTTGGAGATAACAACGAACCTGACGAAGGATATCAATGGTTAATTGATAATCTTGGTGGTACTTGGATTAAAACTTCTTACAATGGAAATATTCGTGGACAATTTGCTGGTGTTGGAATGAAATACGATCCGATTAAAGATGAGTTTATTTAAGTAATAACGAATTTCGTTACTATTACATCGTCCTGAGCAAGACGTGAAACTGCTTCGTTTCTATTTAACAAGGAGATCAAGTGGCGGGTATACAACCAAACATTACTGAACCGATTCCAGTAGCCGTTGGTAATCCACAGAACACACCTACTTATTCGGCTAATACTGTCGCCTACGACATCTCTATCGGTGGTCAACCGTTCTTCTTGCTTAACGATGACAACAACCCATACCGTAGAGTCACAGCTCAGTACCGTAAGAATCAGGTAGATATGAGCCGTGAACCAGGTGAGCAAACACTTACCGGTTGGTGGCTACGTAGTCAGTCATCTTTCCATCTAGGTCAAGGCGTTAAGTTCTTTGAGCCAGCACAGGATGAATCGCTACGCTTTCAGTACACATACTCAAAAGGTTGCGATGTCTGGACTAAAGGTCAGGTAACTTTACTTAAAGATGTAGATGGTGGTATCCATAAGACTACTGGTGGCTTGCAGGCTAATGGCCGTCCTAACCAGTTGATGCGATCCATCCAATGGAAGAAGCCTACCTACACTGGTGCTACCACAACTAACCTATATAACGGTGTGCTTATGGTAGATGAGTACGATGCAGATAAAATCTACCCACGTATCAGTGTTGCCATTACTAACAAGGCGCTTACATCTAACGTAGCAACTCTAACTACTAGCGCAGCTCACGGTCTATCTACCGGTATGGAAATTACAGTATCAGGTGTAGATGCTACATTCAATGGTACATTCACCATTACCGCTATTCCTACTGCTACCACTTTTACCTACGCTAAGACTGCATCTAACGTAACATCTACTGCAGTATCACCTCCAGGCGCAGCCTTCTCAGATGTAACTCACTTCATTGACTACAACGCTGGTACTGACTATCCAGTCTACGCACTATGCGATGATGGTGTTTGGGCTTACTGGGTAACTAACCAGACTTCAGGTGGTTTAAAGTTAGCTGTATATAAGAAGCTACTTACTGACGATGCAACCGTAGCTGCTACCTTAATGTTTACTGCTACTGGTGTGACTGTAACTAATGCTGTTATGGAGTTCACCAAAGAACGTATTGTTATGGCAGCAAACAATAAGGTTTATGAGTTTGCAGCAAGTGCAACTTCATTACCTACTGCTGTATATACACATCCTGTGGATGACTTTGTGTATACATCTATCACCTCATCTGGTACCGCTATCTACCTAACAGGTTACACAGGTATCCAGTCAACTATTCAGAAGTTTACTCTGACTACTGCTGGTGCTATGCCTACTCTTACATCTGCTATTACTGCAGCTGAACTACCAGTAGGTGAAATCTGCTACAAGATTTCTTACTACTTAGGTTATATGTGTATCGGTACCAACCTTGGTGCACGCATAGCAGCAGTATCAGATACTGACGGATCTATTGCATACGGTCCACTTATCTTTGAAACAGACCAACCAGTCTACGACTTTGCATTTAGAGATAAGTTTATCTGGTGTGCATCCAGCGTTGAAGGTCAGGTTGGTGTTACTCGTATCAACCTAGGTCAGCAAATTTCTAGCCTAGTTTTTGCTTACGCTTGGGATTTATATGACCAGACAGATACTCTTGGTCACTACACAACTGCTTGTGCTTTCTTAGGAAACCTTGGTCGCCTAGCATTTTGTAATGCTGGCAATGGCGTAGATGGTTATGTCTACATTGAAGCTGAGAGCGACTTGATTGCAGAAGGTACCTTACGTACTGGCTACGTTCGTTACAACACAATAGATAACAAAATCTTTAAGTATGTTGTGCCACGTTTTGATACCAGCTATGGCAGCCTATCTATTCTTTCAGTTGATGAATTCAATAACGAGTTCACTCTAGGTACTTACGCTCAGGGAACTGAGGTGGGTCAGATTGGTATTCCATACCCACCAGGAGCACAGCAATTCCTAGGCTTTGAATTTACTATGGGCCGATCAAGTTCTGGTAAGACTTACACAGTTACAGGTGCTGGCGTATCAGGTGGATACACAATCCAGATTGATGCAACCACTCAGGTTATTGCTGGAAATGTTATCTCTGGTAACAACATCGTAGAAGGGACCAAGGTTAAGAACATCACTACCTCTGGTAGCACATCTACCTTGGTGGTAGATACTGCCTTTACTGGTGCTATCTCAGCAGGTGCTGCTATCAGCATCATTGATACCTCTCGTGGCCCAACCCTTACCGGCTACCAGCTCAAGGTTCTGCCTGCCGTTCCACGTCAGCGCCTTATCCAGTATCCGTGCTCCCTATTCGATAGCGAGTCAGATAGGTTTGGTAATAAGTCTGGCTATGACGGGGCCGCATATAGCCGTTTAAAGGCCATAGAAGCCATTGAGAGCAACGGAGATACTCTGGTGGTACAAGACTTTAGACCACCCGGAGGCGAGACCTATACGGGCATTATCGAAGAGATTGACTTTATCAACAAGACCCCTACTGACAAGCGTTACTCAGGTTGGGGTGGCTTATGTCTGATCACTATTAGAACCATTTCATAAGGGGAGATGAATTGACTATAGACCAGTGGGCAACCACCATCTCAGGATTCATAGCTGTAGTACTGGCAATGGGCGGAGCCTTTAGATGGCTTATCAAACACTACCTTAATGAACTTAAACCTAATGGTGGTGGTTCTATTAATGACCGCATCAAGCAGTTGGAAACCAAGATTGATTGTCTTATTGAACGTCAACAAGAAATCAAGATAGACGTAGAAGTTATGAAGGCTAAATATGACAACTAAGCGTGAGCTATTTGTACAGACTGCGTTAGCAGAAGTAGGTACCAAAGAAGGACCTAAGAATAACGAGACCAAGTATGGTGCTTTTACAAAGCATAACTTTCAGCCTTGGTGTGGCAGCTTTGTTATGTGGTGTGCTGCACAGGTAAAGGCTAAGTTACCAAACGTTGTATGGACTCCTGGTGGAGTCGAATCATTTAAAGGGAAAGGACAATGGAGCAATGCTGAATCTTCTAGCCCTAAGCCTGGCGATATTGTGTTCTTTGATTTCCCTGGCGGCGATAAAGTGGATCACGTCGGTATTGTCGTAAAGGACAATGGCGATGGAACAGTGCAAACTGTAGAGGGCAACACTGTTGCTGATGGTAAGGCGGGTTCTCAATCTAATGGCGGAGAAGTCTGCTTGAAGATTAGAGCCTATAAGAAGAATAACAAAAAGAAACTACCGGTATATATCGTGGGCTTTGGCTCACCGCGCTGGGATAAGATGTGACAGCACCTTCTAAAACTAAAGAATATATGCGTGAATATCGGAAGAAAAACCGAGAACGTATTAAAGAATCTAAACGTAAATGGCGTAAAGAAAACCACGACAAGCATTTAGCTTGGACTAGAGAATACCGTGAACGCAATAAAGAAAAATTGCGTGAATGGCATAAAGAAGCTGCAAAGAAAAACCCTGATAGATACAGGGCATATGGTCGCAAGAAGCGAGCCATTAAAATCAATGCTAATCACATTCCATATACAGATGCAGAAGTTCTTGAAACCTATGGAACTAATTGTCATATATGCAATAAAGCAATAGATTTATCTGCACCCCGATCAGCAGGTAAAAAGGGATGGCAATACAGCCTACATATAGATCATCTAATCCCATTATCAAAGGGTGGAGATGACAATATAGAGAACGTAAGACCAGCTCACGCTATTTGTAATTTACAAAAGGGTGACAGATTAGAGGAGAAACTATGAAAGTAAATAAGAAAGTATTTGAAGTATGGGCTAAGTGGTTCGTAGGTAACCTACTCACAGCAGTAGTAGTTATCGGCAAGTCACCACTTGATTTCTCTACTACAGATTGGAAGCACGCAGCTAACGCAGTATGGCTAGCGCTAGTGCCAGTAATCATTGCTTGGGCTAACCCTAAGAATGATTTAACTATGACTATAAAGAAGTAATTAGTTCGACTGCGAGGCTATAACCCTCATCCCTACGGGGATGGGGGTTCTTTTTTTATGCCTAAAATCAGTCCTCGCGTTGGTAGCCGGGCTTATCTACTGGGCAAGGAAGGATTACCTTGGCATCACAGTTAAGACATTCACCTTCCAGATACCACCAGGCTAGTTCGTAGTCATCGAAGGAGACTAGAGACTTAAAGACATCGCAACCACAGATACAGACGTGAGTAGGGCCTACGGCCCTGAGATCTGCAGCTTGTTTATCTGGTATCATCTCTCTTGTTTTCTGGCAGGGTTGGTATGGCGTGGGGTTGTTTCTACCGTACCATATTGTTTCGGGCCTTATCAGGGCCGTCAGGCCCTCTGGTTAAGTAATGCTCGCTTCGCTCGCAATTATACACATCCACCACCATACGTGTCTTACGACACGCCGTATCCATTATGTGATATCGTTGGGCTATGGCACGTATCTACCAAGTCAAGATCTTCGGACAGAAGTATCGTATTGACTACAACCATAACGAGGAAGATAGTTATGGCATCACTGATGCTGCCACCAATCGCATCTCCATTAGGCACCGACTACCAGAAGATAAACTCGTGCGGGTACTAATGCACGAAATAACACACGCGGTCATCTTTGAATCTCTACTAGCCAATAGGAAACGATTTGATATAGAGGAAGTCTGCGACCTGGTGGGCTATCACATCGTGGATGTATTAAAGGATAATCCAGCTCTACTGGAATGGTTATTTGATATTAAGAAAGAACTTGACATTCCACCCACTGAGTAGATTAAGATACTCTCCCCACGAGAAAGGTGCAGTAATGAAAATTCAAGATGATTATGGTTATATTCATTGGATATTCAAAGGCTTTGGTATTAGCTATCGTCCAACTTGGAGCAATCAATTTAGTACTCTATGGGCTGATAATAAGTTTAGTGTTTACATTGGCAAGTTGGAATTATGGGTAGGCAAAGAATGAACAAAACATTACAGATGGAAAAAGAAGATTTAATCCTAGAGATTATTGAACGAATCAAAGAAGAAACAGTTAGTTTTAATATATATGGAACCGATAAAGAAGATGCGTTCCTATCAGGTATCAACGAAGGAATTGACAGAGTTCTTGATTCACTGAAAGAATTAGCAGTATGAAAGACTTCCTTGTAGAGATACTACACGCCAAGGATAATTCAAGAGCGCGTAGTCAACAGGTACAGATTGGTCCATCAGAGTTAGGTGGTTGCCGTCGTAAGGTTTACTACCGACTACACGACCAGCACGAGACCAATGGTAACGAGATGAAGTTAGCTGCCATTATGGGTACAGCTATTCACGCTGCTATTGAAGATGCTATTAACCTAGCAGATCCTGATGGAACTAAGTACATCGTTGAACAAGAAGTTGAATATGGGGATATGAAAGCCCATATTGATTTATGGATTCCTGAAACTGGTGATGTTGTTGATTGGAAAACAGTTAAGAAAAATAATCTTAGCTACTTTCCTAGCACCCAACAGCGTTGGCAGGTTCAGGTTTATGGTTACTTGCTAGACAAGAGCGGGAAGGGGAAGCCCGTTAATGTCAACCTTGTAGCCATACCTCGTGATGGTGATGAGCGTGATATTAAAGTCCACTCAGAACCATATGACCCAAGCATTGCAGAGGAAGCTCTGCGTTGGTTGGCAGAGGTAAAGCAAGCAACCGAAGCTCCGGCACCTGAACGCGATGAGAACTATTGCAAGTTCTATTGCAAGTACTACGACGCTAGTGGGGATATTGGCTGCGTAGGACTTAAAAAAAAAGATGGTCAAATAGCTGAGGACAATTTAATAGCTGATCCAGATGCGGATAAGGCGGCCTTGCTTTATCTGCAACTGGGTCAGCAAATTAAAGAACTGGAAGAGAAGCAAGAGGGTTTAAAAGATTCACTTGCGGGTCTACTTGGAGTGACCCAATCAGGTCTAGCAATTAACTGGACCACTGTTGCAGGACGCAAGACTGTAGATACCAAAGCTCTTGAGTTAAATGGGATAGAGATACCATACAAAGAGGGCAAGGAATCACAGAGATTATCAATCAAACAAACTGGAGGAAACTAAATGGCTGCAGGCCAGGACACAGGATTACAGGTTAACTATAAGTTAGCCAACGGAACATTGATTAATGTTTATGCACTTAATGCAGATGACTTAGAACATCATCTAATTTCTATTGCTGATAAGGCAACCATCATTACAGCAACAGCAGCAGCGCTAGGCGCTGACACATCACCATCAGCTAACCTTGCTAATGCAAAGGTGCAACTAGGTGCTACCGAAATCTCTAGCGATAAGGTATGTAAGCACGGATCGATGTCATACAAAGAAGGCGTAAGCGCTAAGGGTCCTTGGAAGGGCTGGATGTGTGCTGCACCAAAGGGTGCAACAGACAAGTGCCAAACTATCTGGGTTCGATAACCAATGCGTGGGCCCTGGTGGTATGAGGAGCCCGCTTGTGCTGAAGTAGGAAGTGACTTCTGGTTTCCAGATAAGGCAGAAGATTCACGAGAGATACAAATGGCTAAACGTCTATGTCATTCGTGCACCCATAAAGAAGAATGTTTAGAGTGGGGAATCAATAACGAGATGTTTGGTATCTGGGGTGGTCTAACCTCGAAAGAACGTCAACGTATTAGAGTAAAGAGAAAGAGGCAAAGTGCTTAGTTTAACTAGGGCTTGGAGTGGTGCTAATACCAAAGCAACACCTCTGCCTGATGTTTGGAAAGCACTTAAAGAGAAGTCAATACGCTTCAGACGTGGACAAGTCTGTATGGTGGCAGCTGCTCCCAATGCAGGTAAGTCTATGTTCGCTCTTGTCTATGCAATACAAGCAGCTAGACCAACCCTATTCTTCTCTGCAGATACGGACATAACGACGGTGATGATCCGTGCAGCAGCACATATATCAGGTCACTCACAAGTGACAGTTGAAACTAACCTCAATAATAGTAATAGATACTATGACGAATACTTCGAGAAGATTAAACACATTCAGTGGGTATTCGATTCATCTCCATCACTAGATGATATTGAGTTAGAAGTCAAGGCATACATAGAACTCTATGGAGTTGCTCCTGAATTAATAGTAGTAGATAACCTAATGAATGTTGCAGCTGAGACTGACAACGAATGGGCCGGACTTCGTGCAATTATGATGGAGTTGCACGATATGGCTCGTAGTACAGAGGCTTGCGTCTTAGTGCTACACCACGTATCAGAGGCAAGTGAGTATGGTAATGGCACAGACCCTGCTGCACGCAGGGCTATTCAAGGTAAGGTGTCGCAGTTACCTGCGTTAATTCTTACGTTAGGCTATGACCCTATGGGTAAGATACTTAAAGTTGCATCAGTTAAAAACCGCTTCGGTCCACATCAGGCTGATGGTAGAGACTATGCACAACTAGATACTAACTACGCAGCTTGCCAGATTACAGATATGAATTTAAACAACCACATATTTAAGCAGTTCGATCAAGGGGCTTTATATCAATGAACACCAACCTAGTTATTCTGCCTACTAGAAGTAGACCAGATAATGCAGAGCGTTGCATCAACGCTTTAAAAGAACATAGCGTAATGTCAGATTTTGTTATCGCTATTGATGATGACCAATCAGATTTATACCCACGCTTAGATGGTGTTACCTATGAGGTAAACCCAAGACTGCGTATGAATGGCACACTGAACCTAGTTGCCAATAAGTATGCAGATAAGTATGAGACTATCTTCTTTCTAGGTGATGACCACTTGGTGCAGACACCTAGTTGGGATGAGTATTTAACTAAGGCTATTGCACATAAAGGTTATGGTTTGGCTTACGGTAATGATCTACTACAGAAGCATCAGTTAGCTACAGCAGTAATGATGTCTACTAACATCATCAAGGCAGTAGGTTATATGGCACCGCCTAAGTTGGTGCATCTATATATGGATAACTACTGGATGATTCTTGGTCAACGTCTTGGTACCTTGTGGTATTTCGATAACGTAATCATTGAACACCTACATCCTGTAGCCGGTAAGGTTGAATGGGATGAGCAGTATCGTGAAGCAAACTCTAACGAGGTAGCTAATGCAGATCGTATGGAGTTGCATCGCTATATGGAAGAGGACTTTGCAGGCGAACTAGAGAAGATTACAACAGCACTCGGACTATGAAACAAGTAATCTCTTATTCACTTTACGGAACTGAAATGCGCTTCTTAGTTGGCGCTATCAAGAACGCAGAGTTGGCACAGAGATTCTTTCCTGGCTTTACATCTAGGTATTACTATGGCAAGAGCGTACCTAGATGGGTGCTATCTACCTTGCTTACCTTTCCAGATGTAGAGTTAATTAGAGTAGATGATGTAGAGAATAGTATCTCTAGGACGTGGCGCTTTATGGCGTGCATAGATACAGATGTAGATGTAGTGCTATCTAGGGATGTGGATGCAAGGTTATCAC